CCACCCGCAACACGCTGCCTACATGACGTATCGTGCTGCACTACGCGATTGGCCCAGCACAGCAGACTTCCCTGACACTCGCCCAACTTTAGGAAGCTAATATGATTGCAGAAATCTCAGCAGTTGTAGGTGTACTCAAGACTCTTAACGCAGGTATTAAAACTGTNAAAGAGTCNGGGTCGCACCTATCTGACTTAGCTGGTATTTTTACAAGTCTTACGGAAAGCAAGGTAGCCGTAGAAACGATTGAGGAGGCTTCTAAGCAGGGCGATCACGTACTGACACAGGAGGAAGCCTTAGAGCTTGCATGGGCTAAGAACGCCATTAGAGAGCGTGAGAAGGAACTAAAGAAGATAACCCCTAGAGATGTGTGGCGTGACATGTTAAACATACAACACAAGTCTCTGATGGAACACAAGCACAAGCTAGAGAAAGAAAGATTAGCTAGATTACGTAAACAAACTAAAGTATCTGAAGCAGTCAAGACAATCTTAGGCACAGCTTTACTGATTACTGTAGGCATTGCATTATACATATTTATTAACGGAGGTCAGTAATGACTAAGATTATAACTAAGAACTCTAGTACCGCTGGCGCTGCTATTGCAGCAGGTTTGTCCTATGGCTCTTGATACTGGTAAAGACGTTATAGACGTAGCAGCAGCTTCTACAGCTCTTATGACAATGGCTGCATGGCTACCGCCTGTTGCTTCTTTGTTTACTATTATCTGGTTAGGTATCCGCATCTGGGAAACTGACACTATACAGAAACTACGTAACAAAGAATAGCTTGACTTTTGACTAAAAATAGTGTATAATATATGAGTATTTTAAATAGTTTAATTAGCCCTGTTACTGGTTTGTTAGATAAATTTATTGAAGATAAAGATACTAAGAATGCCTTAGCCCATGAGATTAGTACAATGGCAGAGCGACATGCTCAGGAGTTAGCTAAGGGTCAGTTAGAAGTCAATAAGGTAGAGGCGGCTCATAAGAACATGTTTGTAGCCGGGTGGAGACCCGCTATAGGATGGATTTGTGGTTTTGCGTTAATGTACTCTACTATCTTATCACCCATCTTAGGTATATGGTTTACTGTTCCTCCTGTTGACAGCTCCCTGCTCACTACTGTGCTTATGGGTATGTTAGGACTAGGTGCAATGCGAACGGTAGAAAAAGCTAAAGGCGTACAGAGAGAACGATAATGGCAATAGGTACTAAAGTAAAGACTGGTCGTACTCGTGTTCCTGTTAGGGAAGAGAAACGTCTTGCGGCTACTACTCCTGTTGCACAGCCAGCAGGTTTTGATGTGCCTAGAGCGCAGCCTCCTGTGACTCCTGCTCCGCCTATAGTAAAACAAAAAGAACCTGTTATGGTTCCTATTAAGCAAGAACCTATTTCTTCTCTTGCTAGTCCTTTTGATACACAGGCTGACCCTTTTGTTTCTACGGTAGATACAGATGTACAAGAAATTGACGGTAAAGCAGATATTTTAAAAGACAAAGAAGCTAGATTAGCAGCTTATGGAACTAATAGTGTAAGAGATGTATATGCACAGTTGTTAGCGGAAGCTCCTGATAAAGCCAGAACAGGCAGAGATTTGTATAGAGAGTTTGATCCGGGCCGGGGGGCAATGCAAGGCTACAATGTTGAGACATACAACGAAGCTGTTAATATAGACCGGCCCTTAGCGCAAGCTATGGAAGACTTTGAGATTCCTGCTTATGTTGAATACAAAGTTCCTGAGTTAGATACTGGAGGTCTTGAGTATGACAAAACAAGGCTTTATACTAACTATGGCCAACGAGGTCAGTTAGAGTTTCCTAGCCAAGAAGCTCGTGACGAGTATTACGAAAAAGAAAGAACAGGAACTTTTCACGACATATCAGAATTATTAGGCATTACAGACGTAGGTATTGACTCTCAGACAATGGTTTGGGTTAAAGACCCTCCAAAGCCTAGTAAATGGGAAAAGTTTTTAGGAAACCCTGTACTTAGTCTTATAGGTGCTTTGTATCCTCCTGTTGCTTTAGCAACCACCGGCCTTAAAGCTGCGTCAGGAATGGATGTATCTCCTGTAGAAATAGCCTCAGGTTTGATGGCAGGTCTTAACATGTCTGGCGTTACTGCTCCTCCATCTGCTAGTGCAATGCCTGTGGGTCAAATGGGGCCGGGAGTAGCTAACACAGGAAAAGGCTTATTTGGCACTACTTATGCTCAAACACAGACTGCTTTAAATGTAGCAGCCGCTGGTAATGTCGAAGGAGCTGCTCTAGCTCTTGTAGGTCAACCACTGATTAACAGAGGTTTAGACGCAGTAGGGTTAGACCAAGCAACCATTGAAGGCGCAGGAATACAATATGATGATTTTCAAGAAGGTTTAGGTCAGGTTGTATCTGCTGTAGCTGGAGGTACGGAGTTAGATGAGGCACTGGCGCAGGGCTTAGGTAAATACATCAGAGAGGGCGGCACGTTAGGCTCTATTGATTTGCCCGAAACTAACATAGACTTAAGGGTTGTTGAAGATGTTGTTAGGGATCTCGTACGTCCTCTTGGGGAAGTTGGTACAGCTTTTGCTCGTTTTGTAGAAAACGCTCTAGATGGTGTAGGGGATTCAGAGACAGTAAAAGAGCTAGGTCGTAACTTAGATGATCAGGTTTTACAACCAATTAAAGAAGTAGCTGAAACAACAGGCAGTGCTGTCGAAGACGTTGTGAGAGCGGGAGGCAGCGTTGTAGATGATGCTATTATACAACCTGTACGAGAAGTAGCTAAAGACGTAGATGACGCTGTTATACGGCCTGTAGGCGATGCTCTATCTGCTTTAGACACAGCCGTTAGAGACGCGTTACCAGATATTGATTTACCTAGTATTGATTTACCTAGTGTTGATTTAACAATGTCCGGAATGATGGCTACAGCCTCTGGCGCTGTTCCTATGTCATCCACTAGAACTACTGACTCGTTGTTTGCTGACGAGTTGTTTAAATTTAAAACAAAAGTAGAAGACACTCAAGAGCTAGTGCCTTTTAGTACGTTAGAGTTTGGAGACGTACAAACAATGCCTTATGTTTATGAAGACATACAGTCTCCTTTGTCTGAATTTACTTATGACAACGGTTTAGAACTAAACATACCACAACAACTAACACAAGAAGAGCTTTTACAAGAGTTATTCCAAAAACAAGGAGTTTCACTCTAATGACATACTTACAACTGGTTAACAAGGTGCTGGTCAGGCTGCGTGAAAACGAAGTCTCTACCGTAGGCGAGAACAGCTACTCCAAGCTAATAGGTGAGTATGTTAATGACGCTAAACGTACAGTAGAGAACGCTTGGGACTGGACAGGACTGCGTAACACACTGACAGTAGATACACAGGCTAATGTCTTTAACTATGTACTGACAGACGCTGACAACACTATTAAGATACTAGATGCTACCAACGACACACAAAACTGCTTCTTGCAGTACAAGCCATCTCAGTGGTTTGACAACGCTTTCCTAGACTTCCCTAGTGTTCCTAAAGGCACTACTCAGTTTTACAGCATTAACGGTATAAACGGTGTTGATCTATACCCTATTCCTGACGCTGCGTACACACTGCGGTTTAATGTGGTGTTACGTACTACAGACTTTACCAACGACACAGACCCACTGAACGTGCCTTATAATCCTGTTATACGTCTGGCTACAGCGTTAGGAGCAAGAGAGAGAGGAGAGACTGGCGGTACTAGCGCAGCGGAACTGTTCGCACTAGCTGATGCTTCACTAGCAGACGCTATAGCAATGGACGCTGCATTACATCCTGAAGAAACTATCTGGTATTCTTAATGGCTAAACCACTACAGAACATTACAGTAGCTGCTCCCGGCTTTGCTGGACTCAATACTCAGGACTCACCTATAGGCGTAGACCCATCGTTTGCTGCTGTTGCTGACAACTGTGTTATTGACAAGCTAGGCCGTATAGGGGCGCGTAAGGGCTGGGAAACAGTCACTACTAACGGCTCTTCTGTGTTAGGCAGTAGCCGTGGTATAGAAGGTATACACGAGTTTGTTGCTAGAGATGGTACAAAGACTGTATTCTCTGTAGGCAACAACAAGATATTTACTGGCACTACTACTCTTGCTGAAGTAACGCTACCAAGCGGATACAACATAACAGCTAACAACTGGAAGATTGTATCGTTTAACAACAACGTCCACTTCTACCAGCGTGGTCATGCTCCTCTGGTTTCCACTGCTGGCTCTACTACATTAGCTTTGTCAGTAGACGGCTCACACGCAGCTCCTTCAGGCAATGAAGTATTAGCAGCCTCTGGTAGACTTTGGGTAGCAGACTTAACAGGCAACAAGCACACTGTCTACTGGTCAGATACTTTGCTAGGTAATAAGTTTCATGGTGGTGCGTCAGGTAGTATTGACGTAACTCTTGTGTGGCCTACAGGTACTGATGAGGTAGTAGCTCTAACAGAACACAATGACTTCCTAATTATTTTTGGTAAGAAGTCTATTGTTGTTTATCAAGGCACTTCTGATCCTATTAACACGTTGGTACTTGCAGACACTATTGAAGGAGTAGGTTGTGTAGCTCGTGACTCTATACAGCACACAGGCACTGACGTACTGTTCTTGTCAGACTCAGGACTACGTAGCTTTGGCAGAGTGATACAAGAGAAGTCTTTGCCTATGCGTGACATCAGCAAGAATGTCCGTAACGATCTGATGGAAAAGGTGAACGTAGAGTCACTGCCTATCAAGACTGTTTACAGCGCAGACGAAGCCTTCTACCTGCTTTCTCTACCCTCTACCAATACTGTGTACTGCTTTGACATGCGCGGCC